AAATATACATTAAGTATTTAGATACCTTGGAGTTACCAGAACATATAATTTTCAAAGCGGGAATTTCTGGATGTAAACTACATTCACCAATTTGTGTCAATATAAATCCTTGTATATCGTCAATAAATATATTATCATTATCTATTTCACTTCTTAAATTTACACCTTTTTTTCTTGCAATAAATGCTATATCATGTTTATTCATAACACCAACAGCATCATGCATATCGCTATTTTGTGCAAGTGCTTTTTTAGTAGCTTTCTTTATAGCAGATACAGCATAAGATTTAGATACTCCGCTTCCATCTTTACCAATACACGTTTTAGTAATGACATCAAAAAATTTATTGAAATTTGAAGAATTGCCTCGTGATATACTTTTCTTATTTCTTAAAACTAGTTTTTCTTCATCAAAAGATATTATATTTTGACCGTATACAATATTAAATTCTTTAAATGTATCTTTTACTTCCGGTCTAAAACTTTCAAATAATTCATTTGTAAATAAATATGGCATATATATATTCGCCATATTTATTTCTTATTACGCTTGGTTTGTCTCTTATTTTTACGTTTATTACGCGTTTTTCGACCACCTGATGGCTTTTCATTTTGACGCAAAGGATTCATAACGCTTGACTCTTTATCATCATTTTCAACACTATCTTCCTCCTCATCGTATTCACTATCATCTTCCTCGTCATTATCTTTATCATCCTCATTATCGGTTGAAAATGGTTGTGGCAATCCATTTATTCCTGGAAGATATGATGTGCTTTCTTGATTTGTATCTTCATTTACAGAACCATTGAAATAAGGAATTTTTGGCATTTCTATTTTATCTAAACCAATAGCATTAGCAATTGTAGTTCTTTCACCATCTTCTTTTAATTCTAATATATTCGGATTTAATGTAACTAATGCTAATATTCCAGTAGTTAATCCAATTAATCCATATGTAATAATAGGAACTCCATTATATGTGGCGTATTCAAACATTCTATATAATAATACTATAATATTATTATAAATATAATTATTTGAAAATTGCGGTAGAACCAGTAACCTTCTTTGGAACTACACTTCCACCTTTTCTTGTTCTAGAAACAGCTTGACGTGCTGTATTAGTGTCACTCGTATTTTTAAATGAAAAAGTATTTGAATTAGCGTTCAATGAACCATTACCGATTGCGTTTTGTTTACGCCTCTGTATTACATCGGAACTATCACGACTATTAGACCATTTTTTTTCTTGTTTTTGCGTATCTGTTATTTTTAAGTCTAAACCTCTGGTGTATTGTTTTCTTCCCATTGAAAATGAAGCATTATTATCAGAAGTTAAATCTTTAATAGGCATACCTTTTACTACGTTACTGGTTCCATTATTCAATTGGTTTAATCTTGGAGGTCCTAGGTTAAAAGACATTTTCTATATAGTAATTAAATATTAAAATTACTATATATAATTATTAATCATTTACACCTACGAAGAATTCAATCGGCACAGCGGATTTATATTCTTCTCGGTCAATGACCGTTGAACATTACTTAATAACAATGTGCTTAGGAGCGTCGAAACGAGGTAATGTAACACCTGTAAATTCAGCGCGACGTTTATGCCAAGCATTTTTAATATCTGTAGATACCCGTGTAAACTGATGCCTTTCGTAACCCTCTGGACTATCATAAAATAGTGTAAGTCCTTCGCGTTCATTCGTAAAATAATCGACCATTTTCACCTTAAAATATTGATGTTCCATTTTTGAACCCACTCTATCCGTGCCCGAATAAACACCACATACTGGGTCTCGAATTCGTGTTCCAGGATTAGACTTAGTATTATATACTACAATTTTTTTTGTATAATAACCCGTACTACCATCTGGAAGGCGCTTGGAAAGTCGTCTATAAATCCTGTGCTTTCCCTTTTCCAATTCCTTCTTTTCTAGTTCTAATTCTTCCCTTTCTTCAAGTGAAAGATTGTTATAATCTACCACGGTGCTATCCATACCATCATTTGAATCGCACACAGAGTTGGTTTCACTTAGCATAGACATGTTGAACGAAAGACTAACTGGTAATAAGACCTGTTATTAATCCTTATAGTGGTTTTCTCTTTAAATATATTTCTTATATTATAAAACAACATTTAGAGCAGTCGCTATGTATGTGTAAAAATAATCAAAAGTATATATATATATGTCTCCTCAAGATACTGATATTACTAATGATACTAATGATATATCAGATTTTAATCCAGTAAGTTTTGCTGAATGGCGTTTAAAAGAGTTCAAAAAACCTCAAAGCGCCGGTGTATTAAATGAAAGTCTAGAAATAATATCATCAATATTTCGTGAAATGATAGGAGATTTCGAAAATAAAAGAAAACCTTCTCTCGTAGAATCTGATAAATCTTTATCAAAAGAATGGTTGGAATATGGTACAAAACTTTGGTCAGGTGATAATTATCTGAATAAATTTTTTGCGTTTTGGTTTTTTTTATTTGGGGGTATATTGCTTATTATTTATTATGGTTTAAAAGTGCCTCTATTTATTATTACATTAATCTTAAAACTACTAGGATTAACAAAAACATTTAGTGCGCCTATTATAATATATGGTGTATTAGTAGGATTATCATTTTCACAAAAACATATTTATGATCCTTACAGAATGATGTGGTTACTTATAACTTATATTCTATTATATACACGAAATTTTAATATAAAACTATTCACAATTTTCATAGTATTAACAATTATAATTGAAACATATCTGATTTTTCTTGGAACATATCTGACTTTTCTTGAAACATATCTGACTTTTCTTGAAACATATGTGACTTTTCCAAACCCCATCGAACTCCTCAATCACCTCCTCTTCGAAGTCTCCAAACACCTGTTCACCCTCCCCACGCCCTCGTTCTAACTGTGAGAAACAAGTACACTCCTCCAGAAGCTGTATCAGTGATAAATGACACGGTCTGGTAGCCCTCCGTTGACTGTGACGCATTCATCTCATTAGTGCGCAAGTATGACTGCCGTACACCTGGATTTTTCGTATATAATTCGGTTCTCTTACTAAACAATATCATCTGTATGTTCACGGTATTTAGCAATCGATTCAGCACTTACCTTTTCTTTCATATTTGTAATAATTTCATCATTAATAGGTTTGCGTCCGTTTGTTTTTTCAAATGTTTCAGTATATTCTTGAATCATTAACACTTCTTTTTTAATAAGTTCTTCGCGTTGTTTTATAGCTTGTAACTTCATTTGTTCCATTTGTTGTTGTTTAATATTTTCGGAATCTTGTAATTCCTTCAGTTTAATCAATTCATTCAATTTGCTTTCATCTTGGTTCAAGCGTTCTTCAATGGAATAATTTAAATGTTCTTGCATTTCAATATCTTCATCAAAATCATCCATATTCGTTTCTTGATCTATCTGTTTATACCACGGATTACGTGTAGCATTACAACTTATAATTGTGCTACATATATCGGGTTTTCTTAATTCATCATATATTTCACGCGCTTCCGAACCAGGTTTTCCTTGAAATGTTGATTTGAACATAGCAATTATATCATCTTCAATAGGGGGACTAGTTTCCATCAATCTATCATATTCATTGCGACATATTTTTGTAAATTGACCTGCGTCGGTTCGTTCAGACGGGTCTTTCGCCAATTCGATTTTTATATTTCTTGCAAATTTATCCCAAGCGATAGATGAAACGCGGTATGCTTCGTTAAGTTCGCCAATTTTAAGATACTGCTGAATTGTAGTTAAAATACCTATAAAAATATTAATTGAACCAATAATAGCGGGTGCGTATTCCTGCATTGATGGTGGTAGACTGGATTGAGCGAACGAAGCGGTTCCTGTAATAGTAGATAGTGTAATAGCAGGTAAAGTAAAACGTGCGCTCAATTTTCTATACTTTGCGTGAGATTTAGAGTTCAACCATTTGTATACCTTAGCAACATCACACCATTCTACCAGTATTTCCTCATTTTCAGGAGACCAATTAACCGGTGTTTCTTTAACCTTTGGCTCTGTATTCGCATTTGTGCTATTTTTGGATTGACTTTTAACCGAACCATTTACAGATGGTGGAACAGGACTATTACTAATTTTTTCTTTGTTATCAGTCATATATATTATAACAAAGAAAATGTATATGATACAAATTTTTTAATTTTAAAATTATTACGACTTTATATGTGTATAACAAATAAATAATTACTCGTTACTTTGGTCTATAATATCGTCATTATCTGAACTGTCTTGGTTTACTTCTTGAATAGATTCATCTTCTGATACAGAAATATCACTTTCTATTTGTTTTTTCGTTTCATTTTGTTTTGTTTCTATTTCATTAGGTTCTCTATTATCTGTTTCGTTTTCTGTTTTTTTTATTGTATTCAATAATGTTCCGCTATTAAATTTTTTCTTTATCAGATTAAATTTACTCATAGATTCGGTTTTTATATTTTTATGATTTGTCATAATTTCCTTTTCGATATCATTCATAAATACATTCATTTTTTGAAATGTTTTATCTAAATAACTATTTTGAGAGGAATGATAGAATTGAAGATAACTATTATATAAATTTATTTGCTCATATAATGTGCGATTTTCATAGGAAAGAGTATCTATAAAACTAGTAATAGAAAACCCTATATCGCTTGTTTCATCTTGTGCTTTAATTTCTTTATCTCGTTTTTCATAGAAAATAGTCATTTGTTTAAGTATAGCTAAAATGTTATTATGCAATTTTAATAGGTCTTCGGTTTTATATTCCAATTTATTTTCTATGTCTTTATATGCTTGTATATTTTCCATTGAACTAATATCATCTATTGTAAAGTTAATTTCTTTACACTTCTCGATGATTACATTTAATAATTTATAATAATCACCATACATTCTACTGAATAATGAACTAATTATATTATTATAATGTTCTAGCTCTAACAAAAGAATTTTATATTGAAAAAAGAACGAATCGAGACAGTATATAAATATTTTTCGTTTATTAGATTCAACAAGATTAGTATACTTCATCTTCATTGCATTTAGTTTTTCTTCGAGAGATTTGTATTTATTTTTTATATCATTACGTTTATCAATAATTGAATTGAATTCGGTAGCCAATAAATCATAATCGAACATGGTATATTATATTATTATATAAATCTTGAAGAGTGTAATTTATTCAAAAAGATATATTAAGTGAAATAAAATATATAAACAAAAATCCCTTATTTTTCTATTAGATGACTACTTTGCCCGAAAACTTCAAAAGCACTATAAATGACTTGTTAAATGATTTAACAACTACTTACCCCGAATACAAAGATAAATGGTCTAAGTGGTATGATTGTGACGACGATACATTAATTGAATTATATGGTTATATGGGAACTATTTTTCCTGAACGTTTCTTTGATATATTATATCAAAACGAGGATATCTTTAAAACAGATGAAAATGTAAATGTAAATTTTTTACCAGATGTTGATTTTAAGTTACTGTTTAATTGCGAAGGAATAAGTGAAAACACACAGAAAACTCTTTGGAAATATTTACAATTATTATTGTTTCTAGTTATTGGTTCTATAGATGATAAGAGTAAATTTGGTGATACAGCCAATATATTTGATGGCATTAACGAAAATGATTTACAAGATAAATTAAAAGAAACTATGGAAGATTTAACCGGATTTTTTAATGATATGGGTGTAAATGATACCAGTGATTTGTCTGGTAATACAAGTGAATTTACCTTTGACCCTAGTGAAAACTCAATGCCCAATATAGAGGGTATTCATGAACATTTAAAAGGAATTTTTGATGGTAAAATAGGTAAGTTAGCAAAAGAATTAGCAGAAGAGATCTCGGTTGAATTTGAAGATATGATGAAGGAAGATGGTAAAACAGCATCACAACAAGATATTATGAAAAAATTAATGAAGAACCCAAAACAAATGATGGATATGGTAAAAAAAGTAAGCAGTAAACTCCAAAAAAAAATGGATAGTGGTGAAATTTCGAAAGATGAACTAATGAAAGAAGCAGGCGATATTTTAAATAAAATGAAGGATTTGGGTGGCAAAAAAGAAGTAAATGAAATGTTAAAGAAATTTGCTGGTGGATTGGGTTTAGGTAAAAAAGCTAAGATTGATATCAATGCTTTGAAACGAATGACCGGTCAGGAATCTACACGTGAAAGATTGCGTAATAAAATGGAAGAAAAGAAATCTGGTAATTTGAAGAGAGACCCAAAAACAGGTAAACTCGTTTTTTCCACAAATGATGGTGAGGTTCAACAAAGAAGTACTGCTGAGCAAATGAAAATTGAAGCAGATCTAATTGCGGAATTTGAAACAAGTGCTACAAATGTAGAACAGGCAAAGAAAAAGAAAAAGAAGGGAAAAAAAGGAAAGGGAAAAAAAATAAATCATTAATATATAATGAACCTTCTTAAATTCATTAATATACCAGTTTTTATTATTAGTTTAGCATTTGGAATATTTGCAGTATATATAACGGCTCCTAATAATAGAAAAATAATAGTATATCCTACACACGAAAACGTAGATTCTATACAATACCGTGATAAAGCAGACAATTGTTTTTCAGTAGAAGAACAAGAAGTAAATTGTCCTAGCGACAGTAGTAAAATATCTAAATTACCCGTTCAATCATAATAACAATTATTATATTATATTTTTTATTGTTATGATATAATATAACAAACTATGAATTTTCAAAGATTATTAAATACAAAATTAGGACAATTTTTTATATCAGTATTATTGGGTTTGGGTTTAGCTACATTATTTAGACGTGCGTGTACTGAAAAAAATTGTATACATTTTAATGGACCGACCATAAATGCTTTTGATGATAAAATTTATAAACACGAAGGAAAATGTTATAAATATAGTGCATCATCCGCGAAATGTAATAAAAAAACAAAAAAGGTATTGGATATAACTGATGAAGAAAATGAAGTTGAAAGTGCTCAACAATCTAGTTTGGGATTATCCTTTTTAGGAAATGATTAATATATAAATTATATTCGTTATTACATTATATTTATGATAATGTAATATACTATAAATGGCAGAGCATACTACTCGTATAGACCAATTACCAGACAACATCACTATGCAGATTAACGGAGGTCAAAACATAGGTGGTGACACGAATTACGCACCTATGAATGTTCACCCTAATCCATATGGTAACGCATTACAACCTCATAATTCACCTATGCCAGAAATGACCAGTGTTAAAAATGACCCTCCAAATCAGCCACAGCAAGGTATATTAAAATTAAATGATTCGGACAAGGAAATGTTACAAAATACACCGCGTGTTCGTCTTCCGTCGCGTGATTTACCAATTGATGAAGATGAATATTTACACGACGAAGAGATAACCGCAAATTATATTCCAAAAGTTCGTTTCAAAGATGACTATGTTAAAGACTATGAAGAAGTTACTACTGAAAAAATACTTCAGCGAGAACTCAAAAAGAAAAATGATAGTTGGGTAGATGCATTGTTAAACGACTTACAAGTTCCTTTATTAATCACTATGTTATTCTTTTTATTTCAGATGCCAGCTGTAAATACAATCTTTTTCAAACGTTTTGCGTTTCTTTCTATTTATAACAGTGATGGAAATATAAACTTCTTCGGTATTGCTCTTAAAAGCATTATATTTGGAGGCATTTTTTATTGCCTTCAGAAGACTGTGAATGTTTTGGTAGATATTTAAGTTCCTTATAAGATAAGATATTTTTATAGGGGGTTTTCCAATTACATTTAGTTATGCAATCGCAATTCATATTTGGACCCTTCTTTATTAGACACAATGGACGAAATACTAGTATGTTAAAGCGACCATTCATAAATGTTATCCAATGTTTCATATTAAGTTTAGTATTATATGATATACTATTTAATTATATCAATTTTTGTGTTAATTATCCATAAATAATTATATGATAAAATTATAATATGTCTGATTATAATTTTATAGACACCGACGAAGATTTTAAGTCGTGCGTTATTTCAATCGACTTTGATGAACCCAAACGAGAACCTAATGATAGTGATATGATTCTAAGAAAGCAAGGAATTTTAAACACACAATTGACAACAAACAAAGGTCATCATTGTATAATACCTAATTGGAAAAACAAATACACATTTCATAGTAAATTTATGAACTATGTAATGAAAATAATATACTCTGGAAAGTTGATTAAATACGAAACTGTGGTAGATGGTATTAAAATAAATATTGTAAAAGAACGAAATGAAAATAATGTTTTCAATGTAGTTTTGAGTGTTAATGAAAGTGTGGTTACTCGTAAAATGCCTCAATATAAAGGATTTTTCAAAGGTTTTATTATGAAAACGAACCCTTCTTTTACAAAATCATATGCCTCATCAAAAAACATATTATTTGAAGATGTATTTCAAATGTGGAAAACCGGTTCTAATAAATATAGTTTAGATTACCATTATAACAATCAACTTTTTCATATTTCTGATAATATTGCTTTTGCGATAGCAACCGTAATGTTTCATGATAATGAATAACCATAAACACATTAAAATAAAAATCCACTACTCTTTCTTACACGTTTACGTGTAGTTGTATTTTTTTTTCGTTTTGTTTTCGTTTTACTTTTCGTTGATGTTTCGTGTGACATATTCATTGTATCAGCATTATATCTTAAAAACCACATATTGTATTCCCTAGTATTTTTTTTATCTTTAAGTTCGGCGAACTTCTTTGTTTTTTCAGATAAAATAGTTTCCATAGTTGGTTGTTTTCCCTTGCATTTTAAACTGAAACGTTTGAGTAATCCTTTTTGAGATAATCTGTTTTTTTGTTCTACATCAAATAAATATTTCGACATACATAATATGCGTTCTTTGTAATGATATGGTTCATTGGAATAATAAAATGCTAGGTAAAAACTCATCATTGTATCTATAGTAGCTATATTCACTTCTTTACCATCTACATTAATTGTATTATAGTTATGACAAGCAATTGGTTTATATATAAACGCAAGTGTTTCATTATTTATTAATAATTCTATACGCAATGGTATTATTTCTCCAATAGGTTCTCTTCTAACAATTTTAATTCCTTTGTATCCGCTAGTTTGTAATTGTTCTTTAAGGACAGTAGCACATAGTTCAGGTTCTTCTGACAAGACATCGAAATCTGGTATTTTTTCAATCTGTTCCTTATCGTCTCTCTTCATATACCTAGAATATAACTTAGCTGCGTATCCTCCAAAGAATACCACATCTTGGTCTATTAGAGAATCTCGCACCATAAAATATAGTTTTTCAGATTCATTCTTAGATGATTCCATTTTTCTTTGAAAATCTACATTGCCACAATTCGTCTGTGTTTTTAATGGATAGTATTTATTTAATAATACCAATCGTTTCAATACTTTTTCCCATCGAGACGTATCACCTGAAGGTCGCGATAATTCTAAATACATTGCCATTCTTAAAAAATTGGGTGGCGCATAATGAATTCCACCAATATTTATAGCATCTTCTTTTATTTCTTTAAAAATAGGTTCATGAAGATAGGTAATATCGGCAACTGGTATGTAATTCACATATACCTTATATGTTCCATAATGGATACCAGCCTTTGCCTCTACATTTTGAAAACCCTCCTTATAATAAGTGTCTGTCAATTCTTTTGCATCATCCATTGCGTTCATAGAATAAAAATCATAGTCAGGTATTTCGCTGGCAAAATTATAAAACTGTGCATTCTTTGGAAGTATATTATTAATAGCAGTCCCTCCATAACATATTAATTTCTTAGCGCGTATAAAATTTTCAACTATTTCTATAATTCGCTTTACATCATCATTCTGTAATAATCGTTCACCCTTTACTTTATCAGCTTCATCTACTGCTGTACGTAATATTGTTAATTCACAATCTTGAAATGTCATCTTATTATCGCATAATTCATTGTTAAATTTACGACCTCTATGATTTTTTGATTTTGGTTTCTTATAATTATGTTTAGATTTGGATTTATTATAAGGCATTGAATTATATTCTTATATAATTCAATTAGATATTTCTCATTTATTAACATATTTTATAGCATCACTCATAACTATAAATGAACTATTATAATTGCTATACATATCAAGATACGATGTTCTATTTACTAAATTAGATACTTTCACTACTTGTATTTTCTTATTTGAAATACTATTTTTTAATGCCATATCAAAATTAGCTATACTATTACCTAGAGATGTTACTAACATCGAATTATTAGCAGTGCTATGTTGAAAATCGTTTTTATTATAAGGTATTGAAGACACCTTTTCATCGTTACTTGAATTATCATTCGGTTTATAATCGTTTATTTCTATATTTACAATACTATCTTTATCAGACGCTAATTTTGATGAATTATAACCATCCACTATATTTGAGTTCCTTGAAATAACAATTACTATTTTATCCTCTATTTCTTGTAATATTGTTTCACCATTTATGCAGCGAGCACATTGAGTTTGTTTTGTCATATTATTAGAAACTTCGGTATTTAAATCATTAAAATTGTTATTGGTATTTTTTACTAATTTTCTATATTCACCATTATCTTGTTTTAATGTATTTATTTCATTTGTCATTTTTGCTATATCTAATTCTTTTGAACTAAGATCTGTTCTAAGATTATCTATTAGTTCCTGGCCGTGCTTCCCACAACCAGCTACCGGTTCTGTTGCGTTTTGCATTTTTTTTTCATAAGCAGCATTATCATTTGCTGTATTTGCTTCTGCTATACGTTGCTCTTTCTTTACATCATCTAATTCGGCGTTCAATGCTTCTTTCTCTATTTTTTCTTTTCTATCAGTTAATGTTGTTAAAATGTCTTCCAGCTCTTTTAATTCTTCCTTTGTTTTACTTAACTGTTCCTTAAATATTTTAATAGTTTTTAATGCTTGTAACCTTATTATGCTATTATTACTGTTTATTTTTTCAGAAGCTTCTTTTATTGTTTTTTCTATTGCTTTCTGCTTCTGAATCAGTGATGCTATTTTTTCTTCTGTGGTTTTAATATCCATATCAATATTATCATCGTTTATTGTGAACCCTTCAATATTTGATTTCGCATTTATATTATAAATTGCATCCAAAAATGTAAAATTCTCATATAATTCGTTCTCTGTTCCTAAATGGTTCATTACTCCAAAACCTTCCTCTGTTTCTATTTTTTCACTTTCGTTTTTAAATTTTGTCTTGTAATTATCTACGATACCCAATACTTTTTCTTTTACATCGCTTAATAATGTTTTCATCGGTCCCGGTTTTTGGTATAATTCATTTTCTGTAAATACACCATCCTTGTTACTTTCATCATTGTATAGTATTGTATTATGAATAATATTATAAAATGTCTCTTCGTGAGAACCAGACACTCTCAAATTTATGAATAAAGGTGTTTTTGATGCCGGGCTCTGCGAATTTGTCTTTTTTACTTCATTTAAAACTTCTCTTAAAGACAAAGAACTTGATACAACGGGATAATTTGGTTTTGTTGGCGTTTCATTTACCTCGAAGTCCAACCATCGACATCCTGTTTTTAATACATCCTCTATATTTTTCATACTAGCATTACCATTTAATAATGCTGTATCATAAGACGCCATTATTGATATGTTTTTTAACTTTTCGTTCTTAATTGCGTTATTCGGTTCACCTATGTTTTTATATCCTTCTATTTTTAAACTATAATAATTATTCGTTATTGCGAAAATTATAACAAGTATAACAATGATTATTAATACTTTTAATATTTTTTTTAATAATTCTGTCATATATTACTATACTATAAACTAATATAAATTGTTCTCCTAATATATATATAAATTCTATTATGGCAGGTGGATTACTAAATTTAATAGCAGAAGGAACTCATAATGTTATATTGACTGGAGAACCAACTAAAACATTTTTTAACGTTACTTATTCTAAATACACGAATTTTGGTTTACAAAAATTTAGATTGGACTACGAAGGTCAAAGAGAACTTAGAAGCAATACTGATTCTGTATTCAAATTTAAAATAAAGCGTTTTGGTGATTTATTAATGGATACCTATTTAGTTGTTAATTTGCCTGATATATGGAGTCCGTTATATAATCCTCAAGCAAACTCAGTTGACGTAAATGGTGATTATGGTAATTGGCAGAACACAGACGGACGATGGGGTCCTTATGACTTTAAATGGATCAAAGATATTGGCACACATATGATTAAAGAAATTGAAATTACCTGTGGTTCTCTTACCTTACAAAAATATACTGGTGAATATTTAGCTGCTATGATTGAACGTGATTTCACAAGTGAAAAAAAGGAGTTATTCAACCAGATGAGTGGTAATATTAATGATTTAAATGACCCCGCTTTTTCTAATGGTCGTATTAATACTTATCCATCTGCGTTCTATACAAAAAGCGATGTTGGTTCTGAACCATCTATTCGTGGAAGACCCCTATATATACCCATTAATACTTGGTTTACTCTTGATAGTAAGTGTGCTTTCCCACTTGTTTCCTTACAATATAACGAATTGGAAATTTCTATTACGTTAAGACCTATACGCGAATTATTCGTGGTCCGAGATGTTTTTGACCACGCTAATGAATTCCCATACGTTGCGCCAGATTTTAACGAAGACCGTTTTCAAATGTATCGTTTCTTACAAACACCTCCTCATCCCATAATTAGTAGTGAAAAATACGATACCAAGATTAATACTTGGAACGCAGATATACATTTGATTTCTACCTATGGATTTTTATCAAAAGACGAAGCCCAGTTATTCGCAATGAAGGAACAAATGTATTTAGTTAAGGACGTATTCAGATATGACTTTCAGAATGTTACCGGTTCCAAAAAACTTAAATTGACTTCTTCTGGTATGATTGCGAACTGGATGTTTTTTCTTCAACGCAATGATGTTAATATGCGCAATCAATGGAGTAATTATACAAATTGGCCTTATGGTAGACCGCCTGTTTCCATTCGCGAATCGGTATTAGATGTTTCAAACAATTCATATTTCCCACAGAATATACAAGAAGAATTATTAAGTATTGGCATTGATAGTGGACCTCGTCAAGATCCAAGAACCAGTCGAAATACCGGATATTTTATGACAGGTGACTTTAGTGAAGAAAATCATAAACATATATTACAAACTATGGGCATATTACTTGATGGTGAATATCGTGAAAACACTATGACACGGGGTGTTTACGATTATATTGAAAAATACGTTAGAACTAATGGTTATGCTCGCGAAGGTCTATATTGTTATAATTTCTGTCTTAATACAAATCCTTTTGAATATCAACCTTCCGGTGCAATTAATATGAGTAAATTTAAAACCATTGAACTGGAAATTACTACACATACACCGGCTTTAAGTAGTGCAAGTAGTTATCAAACAATTTGTGATGAAGATGGTAATATTATTGGAACAAATAAGTCATCTTGGCGATTATATGATTACAATTATAACTTGACCTTATTTGAAGAACGATACAATATTTTAACCTTTGTTTCGGGACAATGCGGGATGATGATAGCACGATAATATAATTTAGTGAATATTATTTTCTTCGCTGAATTACTATATATTATATTATCAATATATAGTAACTATACTACAATGTCCTCAAATAATACTATATGGAATAAAAAATTTAATAGTAATCATAATCATAATCATAATCATAATAATATTACAGAAGGACTAGATGTAAAAAATGAAGATGATCGTTCTAAAAAGGATGAAGAACAACATAAGGTTCTCGATGATATAAAACGTAAGTTGGAGACTATGGCTAATAAACGTAAAGGTTTTACCAAACTTCCACATTTGGAAGGTTTGGATGAAACAATTAATGCTGATAATAACGATGAAGAACCTGATAATAACGATGAAGAACCTATAACAGAGGATATTGAAGAACAAGAGAATTCAAATGACAAAAATTGGTGGAGTGAAAATTCGTCGGCAGTAGGACTAGGAATAAGTTATGTTTTATTTTTATTTACTTATCTCCAGTTTTATCATTTGAATTTTAAGAATGAATTTGAAGATATAGAAGAAAATCCAGGCGCCAATAAACCAGACGCCAATAAAAGTGAAACTAATGAAGAAATTGTGGAAAATATACTAGATTCTTTTGCCAAAACATTAGGTAAAAATCCAAGTGATAAAGAATATAGAAATATTATTAATAATGCCTTTTTAAAAACGTTGAATTGGATGGCCAGTTTCGACGGTGGAATATTTTTAAGATATATTTTAATACCGGCTCAAGTAATAGTAATATTATTGAAAAATTTTATACCAAACGCTAAATTATTTATCGACAATACCAAATTTACTGCTTTGTTTTTTGGCTTATTTGGATTGATATTTACTTCTATTACAATAACTAAATATACTGATATTAATAAAAAACGCAAATTTACTACTAGTGACAATTGGTTCTATTACATAATAAAGGGGTATTACAGTATTATACCCACTAGTTATTTTATAGTCATTGGTGTCATTATTATTGCCGCTTTTGGTTTAGATATTCTGCAACAGATGGGAACCCCTTATTTTTGGGGGGCCGGTCCATTTGGTATTTTATTATTATTATTATTCAAAATATTTGCTTTGAGTTTAAGTGTTGTCTTATCTGGGTTCTCGTTTATTCCTATTGCTATATATTTATTATGGTGGATTTTTGACCCTGACCCTGATTACCGAAATATCTTTGATAAATTTCCAAAAGCTTTAAAACATTCATATTTAATACCTGAAAATGATGTTTGTGAAAGTAATATTTTGTGGTGGACTTGGAAAATTTTTTCAAGAAAATTATGGAATAATAAAATATTATTATTAACGATTTTAGTAATTGATGCTATTCTTGTAATGTCATATACAAATGGTAGAGAAGATATGAATAAGAACGCTGTAAATTATATTGGTCATATGATTATAGGGGCCTTAGTTGTTTTACAATTACCTGTTCAATCCGGGGATTATGGATTATTAGATGGTATTCTGAAAAGTTTTTCTGGTTGGAGGAATTTTTTTAATAAATACTTCGCAACAAGTGATGCAAATGATTTTGAACGAGATTAACAATAACAATATGTAATACTAATATTATTTAATTATTAAAATCATTTAGAATTTAATACATATAAATTCTAAATGGGTAAAAAAAGTAAAAAAAAGGTAAATAAAGTACTTCCTTTCGTTTCGGTATGTACTCCTACATTTAATCGTCGTCCTTTTATTCCCATTATGTTTGAATGTTTCAAAAATCAAACTTATCCAAAAGACAGGATCGAATGGATTATCATTGACGATGGCACTGATAAAATCAAGGATTTAATTGATTCCGCAAATATTCCACAAATTAAATATTTTGCATACGATACAAAAATGACATTGGGCAAAAAACGCAATTTGATGCATGATAAAACATGTGGTGATATACTTGTTTATATGGACGACGACGATTATTATCCACCTGAACGCATTGAACACGCAGTGTCTACGTTGACAAAAAGCAAAAGTGCCATCTGCGCTGGTGCAAGCGAACTATATGTATATTTTAAACACATACAACAAATGTGGCAATGTGGTCCCTATGGTCCTAATCACGCTACAGCGGGAACATTTGCTTTCAAGCGAGAACTTCTCAAAAAAAGCAGATACAACGAAGAAGCTTGTTTGGCAGAAGAACGCGAATTTTTACACGGATACACTATACCTTTCGTCCAATTAGACCCTTGTAAAACAATTCTTGTTTTTTCACACGAACATAATACATTTGATAAACGTAAATTACTTGATAATCCGCATCCACAGTTTATGAAACAATCTGATAAAACGGTTTCTAAATTTATACGTAAAGAAACCGAAGATAATATCAAAAAGTTTTTTTTGGAAGATATCGACACGTTATTAAAAGAATACGCACCAGGAGAACCCGCTAATAAACCCGATGTGTTAAAACAAACAAAAGAAATTGAAGAAAAACGGAAAAAAATGGAACAAGAACGACAAGCACAAAATAATAATCCTTCTGGAGAACAAATTATTCTACAAGAACCTGGTAAACCTCCTGTTGCTCTGAAATCACAAGATGTTATTAGACTTATTAATGGTCTCCGTGAAGAATTGAAAAATATGAGAAATAAAAATAATGAACTTATTAAAATAAACGAGACTATGCAGCAAAAATTTAATGATGTAAATGTTACAAAAATTCAAGAATTGGAAAAAGAAAATCAAATTTTGAAAGATAAACTTAAAACATATGAATCAAATAATCTTGAACTATTGACATAGTGGATATAATTCAATTACAACTAATCATAATAAACTATTATTAGTCGTTTTTATCTATATAACGATAAACACGTCTTATATCTAATTTGGTAATATTATATTCTTCCAAAGTGTTTAAAATTGGTTTGTCCAATTCTTCCCAGTAATTGCTTCCATTTATATAACGTAACTCTTCTAAATAAGCATTTGTATCACTTATATCCATATCCAATTTTTGACTCAAATTAAACATAAATTGCTGATTATTATATTCAGTCGAATATTTCGTAAGAACTTTTGTAAACCTTATATCACTCGTTTTTAACATCTTTTTCTTATTATTTGCATTCATATATTCATGATAAATCCTATTATTATTAAATGTTTTATTCATTGAACTCATCTCATTAAATTGCCATATTTGATGCTGAAACGTAATTCTATCCATATAATCCGAAAAACTATAATTTTTTAATATTTTTAAATATGTTGGTAATGTTTCTTTTATTTCTTTCTTGTCTAACATATCTATTATGTTCTCATGCCATAGTAGCGCAACTATTGTTCGATCAGTTTCATTCATAAAACTATTATGGTCCTCTAATGGAATATAGTTATTGATTAATTGTTTTGTTATATCTTTTGAATCTTCATTATAATATTTTATACGTAATATGTCATTCATTGTATCATCGTTTATATAGTCCTTATTAACATTATACACATTTTCTATAAAATTAATTTTTCTTAAATCCCCTTGGATATACTTCGTTATATTTTTCAATGTTGCTTCACTAAAATTATTAACAGGCATAATTTCGTTCAATATATTTGTTATTTGAACATCATTCGGTGTTTTTAATTCAAAGGAATTACACACCTTCATTAGTTCTTTCATTTTCTTATCCAAATAATAGTTCCCTATACAAATTATAGGTAATAATGTTACGTTTTCTAATTTTTGTTTTTTTGTTTTTTTTTGTCGTATTAATTTTATTAGTGCTGTTATACCTCCTTTATCACCACTATTCATACCATCAATTTCATCCATTACAATTACCATCTTTCGTCTTTTTTTATACATCATATCTAATACATTTCTCGTAGATACATTATTACTTGTTATAGTATCTATTAAAGAACGATTGCGTATATCCCCTGCGTCATAATTGATTACATCATAATCTAATGATTTTAATAAATTCATTACAAAATGCGTTTTTCCTGTTCCCGGTGCTCCATAAATATAGAAGCCCTTTTTAAATGTCTGTTGATTGCGTTTTTCATTGAAATCATTTAATAAATTTTTTATTTCATTTTCTATAGATGTTCTATTCAATATAACATTTATATTTTTCATAGTTTATGTATATTATGAAAAATATTCTATATATTTTTTATTTGTATTCTTTATTGTGTATATTATTCTTATCTAAAAGAACTAAAATCTGATGTTAATGGTATAAAGTTTGAACCACCTCGTTTTGCTAACGCACCATTGTATGTATAAGGATCCATTCCACCCGCTACATTTTGTCCACTTACATATTTTCTAGTTCTAATATCTCCATTACTTCCCGAAGCATAACCTCCTGCTCTTGAATACTGTGAATCTTTTATAAAATCAGCAGTTCCACCTACCACATCTTTTCCTAATCCTACAGCACCACCTACTACCTCTCTTCCTAATCCTACTGTGCCAGACACTACATCTTTTCCTACTCCTAACGCACCTCCTACTATTTCTTTTCCTAGACCTACGGCACCTCTTCCAACGCCTGCCGCTCCTCCTGCTACCTCTCTTCCGATATCTACGGCACCTCCTGCTACTTCTCTTCCTAATTCTACAGCACCTCCTGTAGCATCCTTTCCTAATTCTACAGCGCCTCCTGCTACTTCTCTTCCTAATTCTACAGCACCTCCTGTAGCATCCTTTCCTAATTCTACAGCGCCTTTAGCCGCCGCCGCACCCAATAATGCTCCTCCAACTGCCAAATCTGCACCAGTATCTATTGTTTTCTCGACAAGACCACTTGTTTTATTAATTACATTATTTGCTACATTGCCTGATGTTCCTATAATTCCTCCATTTCCTCCATTTCCTCCATTTCCTCCATTTCCTCCATTTCCTCCATTTCCTCCATTTACATGAGGACAAGTTCCGCCAGAACAATTTCCGCTACACGAAGGGCACGTCATAGGAACATAATCTGTTTTTAACATATAATCTTGTGACATTGGTTGTGTGCCTCCCATTGCACCCCCTCCATCGGCATTCCAGTAGTGAAACCATTTCCAATATTCAGACATAGCAGATTCTGTGATATCCACATCTTCTCCTTGTCCTTCTCCTTCTCCTTCACCACCACTTGGTGTTGTTGGTGCTGTGGTTGGTTGTATTAATGTCTCATTTTCATATCTTAATACTCCCAAATTCTTATATTTCGCTTTTTCTGTAGTTCCTATATTTTCTAATAGCATTAACGCAACTTGTGTATCATCATCTGATTCTGTGTAAGAAATCATTAAAACTTGCATAGAATTATGATTTAATACGACACTATTAAAACCTGATATAGATGGACTATTATAATCTGGTTCAGAAAACGCATCCGTTAAAATTTTTGTTCCATTTTTGCCATATATGTTCCAAGTTAATAATCCATCCATTGTAGTAAATCCAGAAGTTCCAGTTCCTGCTTCAGCACCAGCAGTTCCTGCTTCAGTAGCTGTTTCTACCTTTTGAATTAATAACTGATTAGATGGGTCGTAATATAAGTTTGTTGCCAATTCCTTTACATTTACAGTCATAGTTTCTATGGTAATATCTTTACTATTAAAAGACGTTTTTGTGCTTGCCGTTGTTGGATCGCTACCACTATTATCAGTTAATGGTTTTTCTTCTTTTATAATTCTTCCATCATTAAAGACAAAACTTTTTTTATGAAGATTATTGGTCAAATCAATAGAATGAATAAATGTATAATCATTATGACTAATATAGAATAATTGTTCATCGTGTGTATCTTCGTATATAGATATTGCTGCGTATGTGCTTCCTTTATGAATATCAACATTTTCAACATTTATAGGTTCTTTTAATTCACTCTTATTATATTTTGTTTGTTCTCCAGCACGGTTTATAACTGCTATGTTTTGGTCATAATTAATTATAAGATTAGATGTCTTTTGGTCAAAGTAATTTCTGTTGTCGGTATCATTCATACCGAATTCGATAAGTTCATTCGGGTAATTCTCGATTTCTTTACCTACTGCAAACCCTTCAATCGAAGTATTATTATACCAAATCATAGAAATTGTTAATACTATTAATAATATTCCGAACAACCATAATAGAGATAACTTAAAATTGAACATGTTTATATTATATACTATAAGTAAATAAAAATAATTATCTGTATTTACTTATGCCGAAGAAACCATTTGTTCCACTTGCTCGTATTTATGACCCTTCCAATCATTTTGAAATGGGGATTGATGAGTGTGCACGGGGACCACTATTTGGTAGGTTATATGTTGCGGCCACCATTTTGCCTAAAAATGAAGATTTTAAACACGATGAAATGAAGGATAGTAAAAAAATCAAATCTCGAACAAAGATGCGAGAACTATCTGATTATATTAAAGAAAACGCGGTTGCGTGGCACATTCATTATATAGAATCTGATGTAATCGATGAAATTAATATTCGACAAGCTGTTCTAAAAGGAATGAAGGAATGTATTAAATCTGTTCTTTCTGACGTTGACCCTAAAGGTAAAGATACTTTCCTTGTAATTGACGGAAATGATTTTACAGGATATACTTTGTATGATAATGATACACAAATGATCCGCGAAGTTCCTCATACAACGGTCGAACAAGGTGATGGAAAATATACATTTATAGCAGCTGCTTCTATCCTTGCTAAAAACGCACACGATGAATACATTTTAGAATTATGTAAAGAATATCCCGAATTAATTGAAAGGTATGGTCTTGATTCAAATGTTGGATATGGAACAAAGAAACATTTAGAAGGTATTGCCGAATATGGTATCACACAATGGCATCGTAAAACATACGGATGTTGTAAGAAAGCTAAATTTTCACCTTTATAAAAATTGATATTTTTGTTATATTCTGTTAATATAATAAAAACACACTACGTATTAATGATTACTGAAAACTTTATGTCTGGTGGAATTAATTATACAATCAAAATAGGACAAAATAAAATGGAAAATTGGTCGTTGTTGGATTTATCTGAACCAGATAATATATGGTTTCATCTTTCAAATGCTCCGTCACCTTATGTTGTACTCCTTACAAACCAAGACATTCGCAAAATACCCAAAAATGTCTTATATCGTTGTGGAATACTATGTAAATCACGTTCTTCCTCTAAAAAGAATAATAATAGTTTAATAAATTACACCTATATTAAAAATGTTCATAAAGGAACACACGTGGGCGAAGCAATCATAGATAAAGCAAATGTTCTCCGTGTCTAAAATGAAATTGTAATGTTCTCCGTTTCTTTGATATCGCCATTAAATCCCAAACGCTGAAACATATTCAAAATATTTTTTTCGTGTACGCTTATAAAACAGGTTGTTTTATCCATTTCAGAATATCCAATGATAAATGTGTCCTTATGTTTTACGAATCCTAATGTATATTCTACTTTATTATTTGCAAATGTAAAAAACGGTGTATAACGTCGCAAACGCATTGTTAATTTATCTAATGCTATCATTATATGATAATAATATCTTCGGTCTTCATATGAAACAATATGACATAAGAACCATACTTCATCACCCACTGATACACCATTCGTCGAACCTCTAATATGTTTAAATGAATTAGGCATTTTTATTTCTTCTATGTGTTTCAATACGTTATTCTCTATACTTCCGATTGTAAGTGGATACCATTTATAAACACATTTTAAACAATTATTAATATCAGTAAATAATACCCAGTTTTTTTCAATTTTTGCTAGGTTCTCTTTATCAATTAAGAAATCGTCTTTGGTGTATATAACTTTATCTTCTATTAATATTTTCCCGTGTTCTACACGCATTTTGTCATCAACCCCTCGATTTGCGTTGTATAGTATTTCATTTTTATAAGAAAACAAACGCACGTCTTCTAATCCCTTGTAGCGTCCGTCGTGTATTTCGTTATATTCTAATTTTTGTATATCAGTTTCTATTAGTATGTTATCCTTTATTGAATATGAACCTATAATATTAATGGTGTTTATGGTTTCCTGGTTGTTGTAATTACCATTTTCGTCTATTTTATAGTTTACAAAACGCTTATTTACTATGAGTTCTCCATTATGCATACATAAACTCGGTGTACTCCCAATATAGTCCTTCACGCACACCATTTCATTTCCCATATTAGATAGTATTTCATATTTTGACTCGTGTTCTCCTTCTAATTGAGGAACGTAGAATTTATAATTACTCATAATATTATTATAAATGTTATCTTCTACCGTATGATAATCCAATAGTTTCATACTACATTCCACCAAATCCTTTTTCTCCGGGTTTATATAATACCCTAATATAGAGAACTCATAATCCAATTTGAAATCATATACATCCTTTTCTAAAAATAAAAAATCCCAGTTCTTAATTTCCTTACGTTTATCACTCGCTATTTTATAAAACATATACGCTAGTTCATTTTTACCATTAATTCTATAATAATTTATAATTTCATACAGGTTCTCTATTCTATTGGGATTACACATATAAGCTTCTAACCAATAATACACAGCCTTATCTATTTGATTACGATCTTTATATATCTTGCCCAGCGAATAATTACTATACCAAGGCTCTTCCATCCACCCACCCAATGCTATGCGCTTTTTATAAGCTTCTATTGCCTCATCTGTTCTCCCTGCATCACGCAAACTGTTCGCCAAATAAAATGTATAACGGTCATTATTCGGTTTTTCTTCCAATCCTTTAGTTAATAAACGTATGTCCCGTTCGTATTTATCCGATTTTGCACCACCATCTCCGATATCCCATATAAATATATCTTCTTTATTGAAAAATCCATATTTGGTATCATCGGGTAAATTTATATATTCATGAGTTACTCCCCAATAACTCAGATTGGGTCGGTTTTTTATTAATCTTATATTTTTATAATAAAACGAATCCGTTCCTTGTAATATATAATGTGCGTCTCCACTTGATACACGTTGTTTAAAAAGTGATACGTCAAAATTATGTGGGATTTTTAACACCATATCAGCATCTATTAATAGTAAATAATCTGCATTAGGTATATCACGACAAAATTCTAATGCTTTTGTGCGATTATAACCGAAATCTTGAAAAGGTTCGTGTACTACTTTACCTGGTATGCCTTTCAGTTTAAAATAGTTCTCTATCAATTCAGGAGTTTTATCTGTACTGCCAGTATCACAAATGCAATAACTATCTATTATTGGTAGCACACTATCAATTAAACGTTGTATTATAGCGCTCTCGTTTTTTACTATCATATTTAGACATATTTTTATCACTTGATTATTACTCATTACTTACATACAATTCATAATATTGTTTATATTTATTTATAAACAAATTTATATAGACTTTATATATATGTCTTTTACACGCTTCCACGATGACCCTATTAGAATTAAAAAACAGGTTCAACAAAGTAGTGGTTTATGCAGATATCAATTGAACGCACCTGGACCTGGCATTTTCACCCCTTATATGGAGGACCCACAAATTAGACTTCAAAAATGGGGTGCCAATTTAAAAACTAATACTGTAAATCTTGAAAGTGATTTACTAGGTATCGGACATACTCTTTCAAGAGATGATAAAGATTTTTCATCACTAACACCCAATACAAATAATAAAATTTATAGTTCCGAACCTGCTTTTATCGACGAAAGTCGCGCTACGCATCCTGCTTGGATGTACAGGGATTTAGAGCATAGTAGATGGACCACTTCTTTCCATGATGTTCAGTCTAAAACGGAAATCCCATTTTCCTATAATCAACCTTCACGCATTTTAGAGAAAAATAAAATCCGCAACCATAATCATAAGCAACATACTATTATCGAAGGATTAGACGAATCTGACCCTAATGGAACCGGAGGAAATGTTTTATCTAGTCAAGCTACCGGAGAAAATGGTAAAGGCACAAAATTCGCTATGGTTTAATAATATTATTTATGTAAAACAATTATAATTAACTTTTTGATAAATATGATAATATATTATATATTAATATACTATCATGGAAGTCGTCATACCTTTATTAGCAATGTCCGGATTATATATATCTACAAGAACTAATGAAACTGAAAATTTTACATCTTCTCAATTACCTAATGTTGATATACCTGATCGCAATTATGTTCCCGACAATACAAAACCCGCGGAAAGTGACCGTTCTAGTAAATTAACCAAAGATAACGCATATGATGGTCAAAAAGTGTATACTGATAAATATTTCAATGCAAATATGAATTCTGATGCTGTTAATTCGAATAACACTTCTTCAGGTGATACTCAATTTACATCACTTACCGGTGAAAGTGTTGGTAGTTCCTATTTCCAACATAATAATATGGTTCCCTTTTTCAAAGGTAGTGTTCGTAGTCGTATTAATGATATGAACGCAAATGAAAGCGTTCTCGATAATTACGTTGGTTCTGGTTCACAATCCTTTTCCAAAAAAGAACAAGCACCCCTATTTGCACCTAAGGAAAATCAACAATGGGCAAACGGAGCACCTAATAATACCGACTTTGTTAGAAGTCGTATGAACCCCAGTAATCGCATGGCTAACGTTAACCCATTTAAACAGGAACAAGTCGCACCCGGTTTAGGTTTAGGATTTACAACCGAAGGTGCCGAGGGTTTCAATTCTGGTATGATGCAACGCGACGCTTGGACTGCAAAAACTGTCGATGAAATGCGCGTTCTTACTAATCCTAAAGCTGGAGGTGTTAGCATTATTGGACGTGAAGGTCCTGCCAACTCCCATATCAAACAAATGGGTCGTCAAGGTATTCAAGAAAAACACCGCCCCGATACCTCTTTTGAAATGACACAAGACCGATATTTTACTACAACCGGAGTTCAAAAAGGTGAAACCTTACGTGCTATTCATATCGATAAAGACGTGAACAGACCTGATACATCTATTGAATATGCCGGAGGTGCTAATTACCAAACTTCTGCTATGTATGTCGATGGAGAGTATACACCCACACATAAACAACACCTTGATGCCCCTGCGTTCACTCCGGCTGGAGCGCATAATCGTGGAGCTGCTACTGCTTCTGATTATGGCATTAAAAGTAAAAAGGCTTACCCCAATAACCGCAGCACTACATCCAATGATAAATATTTTGGCGCGGTCGGCGGTGCTATTGGAGCCGCAGTCGCTCCTCTTTTAGACGTGTTAAGACCTTCTAAAAAAGAACATACTGTTGGTAATCTTAGACCTTACCAAAAAGCGAAGGCATCCGTCGCTTCATCCTATGTTTACGACCCCAACCAAACCGCTACTCCTACTATTCGCGAATCTACTGAGCAAGGTAAGTTCCATCCTCTTATTAATGCAAATCAAAATGGTGGTGCTTATAAAGTATCTGACCATCAGGTCGCACATACCGCTCGTTCTGAAACTTCCACATCGTATACCGGTGCTTCCAGTGCTGCTTCTGGACGTAAAATTATGCGCTCGTATGGCGCCGAATACAATCAGCGTAATAATGATATAAAATCATCCACCATTGACGGACGCACTGCTTCCGGTAATATGAAATTATTTAATCCTGATGTGAATATGAGTGCTAAACATAAAGATGATGACCTCCATAACAATCGCCCATTAATAAAGAGTATGCCCGCTCCAACACCTTCTACACACGCTATTGGACGCATTTCTGGTGGTAATTCATTAAATCAAAATATTAGTATGGAACGCACCACACCTGATTTAACTTCCGCTCTTAAATCTAACCCTTTTGTTATTCCTTATTCTGCAAAATAATTTTATATTGTTGCGTGATTTATCATATGATCTAAAAATACATACATAACACCTCCCATGAAACTAAAAAAACATACTAATGACATCATTAGTCTTTTTTTATTATTGTTTTCTGTTACTACATCAAAACAATAATGAGAGTTATTTCTTTCTTCTCTTTCTTCGTCCTTTGCTATTTCAATGATTACCGCATTTGAATACATCCTATATATTTATCAGGGTAAAATAATTTAAATATATATATATCTTTTTTTGTATATGACTTCTACATCTATTGATAAATGTTCTATTTGTCTTGAAAATTTAAATTCACAACAAACATATACATTACAATGTGGTCATTGCTTTCATACTGAATGTCAAATTCTATGGTTTCGTAACGGTCATTCTACTTGTCCTACTTGTAGAAATACAGATAACAATGGTAATCTTCCGCGATGTTTTCGACGCACTAATCAAACTGCTTTTCAAATTATGAGCCATCGTGCTAGAAAAAAGGACGCACCTATTCCGTTGAAACGCGCATATGAAAAATATAAAAAATCACTTGAAAAACAAAAAGATATTACGAAAAAGATGAAAGAACTCAGAGATAGTGTTGGTAAATACTCTACTATTCAAAAACAACTTCTTTCTTTACGAAGAAAAAAATGGACGGCGTGGAGAACATCACGACGTCTCCATCACGAAATATCTAATTTATGTGAAATCATTACTGTATTTTCCACAAACCAACATTAGCTTCATAAAAATTGAATTTTTTACCCAGTTTTTTAATTATATAACATACACACAAACAAAGTATTTCCAAATTCAAACTATGCCTTGCAGTAACTGCTCTTCTTACGGACATAATGTTCGCACCTGCCCTTCGCGCACTCCTACATTGATCTCTGAAAACATTGACGACGATGATATCACTGTATTTTATCCTGTTGAACCCGACTTTGACAATCACGATGCTCTACTCGGAATGGAAGATATTGTCCAAGAACCAGAGGAGTGTATGGTATGTTATGATATCGTTGGTGAGGAAAGTGTCAAACTTAAATGCAATCACACTTATTGTGTTGGTTGTTTTGTCCAGCACATGAGAGTCGCCAACACTTGTGGTATTTGTAGAGCTGAAATTTGCGAACCACCAAAAAAAACACAACAGAAACATATGAGTTCTACACAGATTTGTGAAATTATCGAGGACGTTCTTAATTCAAACCCTGATTTCATCGATACGATTCATAACGATGTTATACGTCAGGCGAATATATATATGGATTCTAACTGTAAAACCATGACTACTCGCCAACGCTCATACAACGAAAACATTATCAAGGATATACTCAAGAACACTGATATGACGTTTGGATTATGGATTTCTGGAATACATATAGGTGATGAGATCGCGCAACAATTTATGGATTACAACAACGACTAGTCTTTTCCAACATACTTGAATATAAGGACATGAGAAACAAGGGAGAAAGGAGAGAGGGGCATCTGGATAAAAATATATGGAGAGAGCAGGAAAGGGAAACACTCCCTGTCTTAAATATATATGTATTGTTAGTTTTGTATTTTTTTTCGTTATACACTGATAATTATTATATTTTATAAATATAATAATGAATATTATTATGAATAGACCGTATAATAATATATTAAAAAATCACGTTTGTTCTCATATCAAAAACTACACACTCAAATTTGGTCCTGATTTAGTATCTTCTATTATTATCTTTTTTGTCGGTTCATATTCATTATCTCAACATACGATTCCTTCATATCTAAAAGAGTCGTATACTCCTATTAAATGGTATATTAAACATCCAGCAAATGCGTGGTCTTCTTTATTATTTTCTATTCCTAAGACACCACTCATTATGAAATTGCCACTTATGACCCTATCTATTGCCAGTTTTAGTTTATGGGCAAATAACACACTTTCTGTGAATTTTATTGATGTAACCAGTATTTATTGGGTTATTATTAATACAACTATTTACTCCCTTCCTTATTGTAAAAATGGTAATAAAATTATATGGGTTATCAATTCTACCTCTTCTATTTTTATTGCTTCTTCCATATACACTGGTTTCTATAAGGACATATTAGTATATTATAATGATAATATTGTTCCTTTCACAGGTGCTATTAATATTATTTGTTGTATTATTCTCTATTCTTATTATTTAGATAATAAATCCTTCAATATTGCCGCTTTCTTTGTTATTTGTGGTTACATATGTAAATTACAAACCATTTATTATAACGCATATTGGGGGACTTCTGTGTTTCACGTTTTTACAGCAATTGGTATTCATATTTTACTTTATATGGATAAACACATTACCAAAGATAATACTATTATTGCTAATAAACTCAAAAAAAATAATTCTATTATTTTATTCGACAATATTTAGATTTACACCCTTACTTTAACTATTTATGCTGTTGCAATTTGATGGACTTCTTCTTCTTCTTCTTCTTCTTCTTCCTCATCTGTTACAAATAAACGATTCATAATCACTGCTTCCTGATTATATTCTACTGGGTTCAATAAACGCTCAATCAAATCATTGTTACGAAATCGCACCGTATAATCTTGTTGGATCTTATTGCGACCAATGCGACCCAACGCCTGAATAATCTTTTGCTGTGTCATATGTGTCAAATCTTTTCCTATAAATCCGTGACAGAATGAATAATTCGTTCCATAAATATAATCATCTGACGCAATTATCAAATATAAACGTTGATCATATGCAAGTGATTTCATTATTTCTGCATATTTCACATTATTATGTGTATCAAACATTCCTATTCCCATCAACAATAACACCTTCTTATAATCTTCTATTTCCAATTCCATTATATCGCATACAGTCTCCTCATCTATATCCGATTTGAACGCATTCGATACACTTTCTCGCGTCCAATATTTTTGATGCTCTTTTGAATTTGGGATATTTATATCCGGCAACTTTACAGATACAATACTTTTTCGTAATTTTTCTATTTCTTTGGTCAATTCTCTTATTTCCGGATCGTCCTTTTCGCGACGCTCCGCTTTTTTATCACCTGTATCCTTTGACTTTGTATTTGTCTTTAATGCTGAATGCTTTCCACCACCACTATCTTCTTTCTCTGATGTTTTATCTTCCAATATATGTTGCTTTTTTACCAAATCTTCCATTACATTATTATTATGATTTATACGATGTGTTATTGAATCAAACACTTGCTTCGATATATTCGAATATTTTATATAGTAATTTCCGATTTTTTTCACATCATTTGTTAAGAATATTGACGGACCATCTGTAAGCGTATGAGCATCACTCGTTGTCAGTTGAATTCCATTCGACTTCCTATTTTCTGGTACACTTTCACCATTATTCTCTGGATACTTCGCTAATTGTCCATCACGCATTTTTTTATATATTTTTGACCATTCTTCTTCTCCTATTCTATTTAATACATTCAAATAATACGTCTTCAAAGATATCATTGTTATATCTGATAATTTTGTAAAATATGTTTCCAATTTATAATCATCATCCATTATATTATGTTTATTTATATACTTTATAAAACGCACTATTTCAAATAAATCGAAATAACGCAATAATGTTTTGTTTTCCATACAATGTTCCACCGAACGACGCATTGCTCTGTAATCTTCATACAACAAATGCGGCAAAACGCATTTGTTTGATGTATCCAATAATGTTATCGACTTTTTGAAATCATAACTGTTTATTGAAACCACTTCGCCACCTTCGAATTTAATACGATAATCTGACAAACAATCGTGTATTTCGTTTTCTTTCGGTAACGTTGCACACGATAATACTATCTTCGATATCTTATTTTCACTCCAATTTTCATGTATCTTTTCGTGTAGTTCATGCTCTTCATAATCCATTGTGATCGTTGGTTCATCCCAATATGTAATTATATCTTCCTCTTTATTGAATGCCAACATATAATACATCGCTGTCAAATATGATTGAACATCACATATCATTATTTCCACTTTATCTCCTACACTATTGTCTACTTTTCCTATACCACCCGATTTACGATGCTTTGTGTAATCTTTCGCAGCATAATAATGTAGGCGAATATCCTCTGCACTTTCACAACCAAACGCAAACGCTATTTTTTTCTGCATACTTATTGCGGATTTTGCCAATGCCAAACCCACGTGTCTCGACACACAAATGAATATTATTCTGTAACCCTCTGATAATCCCAATGGTGTCAACGTCTTTCCCGTTCCTGTTGGCGCACAATACAACACCATTTTCGGTCTCTTACTCCTGAATACATTATATATTCGCTTCTGATGATCAAACAGAGTTAAATCATCATATTTCAATAATACCGGGTTCTTCTCTATATATTCATACGCACGACCTATTGTTTCTAATATCGATGTATGTTTGTTTCCATATTCTATCACTTTATTCGCAAAATCCAATACGTATGTATTTGTATTTTTTATAGATGTTCCTAACAAATGTGTCAATGTATACAATGCCAATGAATATTTATCTGTCTGCTTCTTTAAAGATTTCAATATCATAGATGACATATTCAATATTACATATTCGAATATCATTTCCTTTTTTTCTGTTATTGTTTTATCCATATTATCTATCTTTATTGAGTCTGTCTTTTTTAGCTTTTTCATCGTATTAGACCTTGGTTTTACATTTTCCACTTCATCGTTTCCATATTTTTTTATTATTTTTTTCACATCACCACTGAAATAACGCTCATATAGATATGCTTCCATCTCCGGAGTCATATCTAGTTTTATTACTTGGGACAATGACTGATTTACATTCATTTTTAAAGATACATCGTGATAACCATCACATATCAACTTCAATATTCGCCTTTCATCCTGCGACACTGGAACCTCTGTATTATTCCATTCGGTCTTGTTGAGTTTTCTTTGTTTTAAATCCATAGAAACTAAGTGTGTTTTATTAATGTATATTTTTCCTTTTCTTTACTTCAATTTTATAATATATATGTAAAAACTTTTTTGAGATTCTTTTTTGAAAATTTCAAAAATGGACAATTTTAAATTGTCCAATTTTCATTTTTTCAAAATACTTTTTTACAGAAAAAAGTGAAAAAACGGGTTGTGACGATAATGCAGTATTT